CGCCTCTGCGTCCGCCTCTGCGTCCGCCTGCCCCAACACCCCACCCGCGTCCTGCCCGCCGACGTTCTCGTCGCCCTTGATCCCCGCCCACTTCAGGAACGTGTTCATGTCCTCCACGATCTGCGCCGGGGCGTCGGGCTGCGACGCGATGTCGGCCATCACCTCGAGGAAGAAGTGCCCGGTCTCGTGGAAGAACGTGGACAGATTCGCGTTGGGGTTGAGGACGAGCTCGAGGCTGGCGGGGTTGAACGTGCCGCGGGGGGTGGGGGCACTCTGGTACAGCGACTCCGGCTCGCTGATGGCGGCTTCGTCCCAGATCACGTAGTTGTGTCCGCCGCCTCGCGCGCCGTTGATCTGCCCAGCCTTGTAGCGCATCCCTTGGATGCCGATGCTGTGCAGGAACTGGGACGCGGCTTGATCCCCGCCGAACTTGTGCGACAGCAGCGCGTACAGCGCGCCGCCACGATCTGGGCGCACGTCTTGCGGCAGCGAATAGTCGCTGCGCGACTCCTTCCAGTCCTTCAGAATCCCCGACGCCTTCAGCTTGGCCTTGACCGCCGCCGGCTGGGAACCGATCGACTTGTCGTAGTCCAGCAGCTCCCCGTCTTCGGGCAATTCGACCTTGTAGAGGTTGCCCTTGACGACGTTGATGTTCCTGCGCGTGTGCGAGGAGATGAAGGCGTTGAGCCGGCCGTAGTAGTCGCTGGCCGACATACCCTGTTTCTGTGCCGTCTCGACGGTGTACGGCTCGCCAGCGAGTGCCTCCTTGAGCATCTGCTTGGCGAGGCTGCGCATCTCCCGCTGGTCGTTGTAGAACAGCAGGCGCGCTGCGTGACCCTCCGGCGAGAAGGCGTCGATCTTGGTGCCGTTGACGATAACCGCGCCGGTGTCGCCAGTGCCGTCGGACAGGGTCTTGCGGTAGTGCTCTGCCACTTCGCGCTTGCCGGCGAAGTAGAGGCCCCAGCCGAAGGCTTGAGCGCCCTCGCCCGTACCGATCTTGTGCAGGGAGAATCTGTCAACGCGATGCGGCGTGCCGTGGTAGGCCGACTGCTCCAAGCTACCCGCACCCCCCGGGCCGGCGGCGGGTTGGCGGATCATCTCGGGGTCGCCCGCCGCGTTGATCGTGCGGCCGGTGAGTTCAAAGCCGAGAGACTGGTAGAACTGAACCAGTTTGTCGAGGCGGGTCTTCTTGTCCGGGGGGGAGGCGTCGAGCGACAGCGTGACGCCCTCTCGGTCGGCCTGCTCCACCAGCTTCTGCATCGCCGAACGAGCAGCGCCCTGCCCGCGCTTGGCGGCCGGAACACGAACGCTGCTGATCTTCACCCCATCAGGCCGAACGTCGAGCGAGATGCTCGCGCCGTCCACCTTGTAGTCGCGCAGCTTGTTGCCGTCCTCGACGAGCGAGATGTCAAACACCGCAGGCACCTGCTCCATCACCGTCTGCCCAGCGTTGCTGGGCGCGCCCAGAATGCGCAGCGGGTAGCGCTGGAAGAACTGCTCGGGCGTCATGCCCATGCGCGAGCCGTAGGCGGTGTAGAACGCCGACGCCCAGGTGGCGTAACCCTCGTTGACCGCGTCGCGGAACCGGCCGGTGGCGGCCAGCTGCGCCTTGATGTTCTGCTTGACCGTCTCCTGCGACGCGCGCATCGCCTCCTGGTCCTGCGCCTGGGCGATGACGCGCTCGGCCTCCTGCTGCAGGTACTCGCCGGCGCGCTGGCCCGCGGTCTCGGCTTCCAGCTTCGTCATCGCGCCGGGCTCGGTGCGCGCGTTGTCGACGACGATCTGCTCCAGCGGCGTGCCCGGCGCGATGGCGAGGATGTCGGCGACCGGGATCTCCACCGCGGCGCTGATGGCCGCGGCGTTCGGGATGTCCTGCTGCACCGACTCGGGCAGCGCGGCGATCACGTCGGGTGGCAGTTGGTTGAGCACCTCGCCGTCGATGTAGACCTTGCCGTCGGTCATCGTCTGCATCAGTGCGCGGAACTGCTCGGGCGATCGCACCGTCCGCAGCGCCGACGCGCCGGCGGTCTTCAGCGCCTCGGCCAACTGCTCGCTGTCGTCGACGGCCTGCTTCTGCCTGCCGGCCTCGGCGAGCACCTTGCGGCCCTCCAGCACGGCCACGTCCAGCACCGCGCCGGGCACCTCGCCCAGCATCTCCGACAGCACCGCGGCGGGGCTGATCTCCTCGCCGATGGCGGTGGACCCCGCCGCCTCGCCCGCGCCGCCGCCCGTGGCCTGCACGGCGGTCTGCGCCGCGAGGTTGCGGATGGGGGTCTTGGCCAGCGTGACGCCGGCCACGCCGGCGGTGGCCGCGTCGAACGCGCCGATGACGCCGGCCTTGACGATGGCCTTGCGCGCCTCCTCCTGGAACTCGGGCGTGCGCACTGCGGCGCGCACCGCCTCGAGGTCGTTCATGTCGACGCCGAGCTTCTGGAAGATGGCGGGCAGCGCGTTCACGTACTCGGTGCCGGCCGAGGTCAGGCCGACCGCGCCGGCCAGCGCTGCCGGGCCGCCGGCCAGGCCGGCGCCAGCGATGATCGGAATGGCCGGCGCCAGCGCGCCCAGCGACTCGGCGACGACCTCGCTGGTGATGCGCACCGGCGCGCCGCCGATGCGCGACAGCGCCTCGCCGAACGTGGCCGACTTCTGGAACTCCTCGTAGTCGCGCGAGGCGGGCAGGCCCTTGACCTCCTTCTCGCGCGTGAGGTACTCGGCCGTGTTCTCGCTCAGGTTGCGCGAGGCGATCGCGCGCAGGCGCGCCAGCGACTCGGGCGATCGGCCAACGCCGGCGAAGATCGAGGCGTAAGGCGTTGCGCGCGCGATGTCGGCGTCGGTCTTGAGCTCGCCCTTCTCGATGCGGTCGATGATGTCCAGCAGGCGTGCAGAGTTCACGACGTTGTCGGCGTCGGAGCCCTGCATCGTGCGCGTGAGGCCGCGCTGCAGCGCGTTGGTGAACGCCTCCAGGCGCGACAGCGGCTCGATGTCGTCGTGCGCCATCGCCGCCAGGCGCGGGTTCTGCGCCAGCGCGGCGGCCAGCTTCGGGCTGGTCTTCAGGCGCTCGTCGGCGTCGTCGACCGCGGCCTGCAGTCGCACGTCGGTGAGGTTGCGGTAGAGGGTGTCGACCGGCGCGGGGTAGCGCTTGGCCAGGCGCTCGGCCTCGGCCATGTCGTCGGGCTTGATCGTGGCCGCGGCCTTGAGCACCGTGCGGACGGGGGGCGTGCCCTCGGGAACCGCGGTCGTCGGGTCGAAAGGCGTGTCGGGCTCGACAGGCCTTGCGGTACTGGGGTCGAAGTTCACTTGATGGGTTCCCACTTGCCGCCGCCGAGATAGCGTGCGCGGTTGCCGTTGGCGTCGGTGTAGACCTTGCCGGCGGTGAACTTGTCGGCGGGCTGCTGGGCCCGCGCCGGAAACCGAGCGACAGCGCGTTGCTCGGGCGTCATCTGGTACGCCTTCAGCTTGTCGTCAGGGTTCAGCCAATCGACGCCCAATAACGACTGCTCAAGCACGCCCTCCATGACGAGCGCGTCGAGAATCTCCTTGCGCTCGGCTTGGTTGGGCGGGCGGCCCTTCTCGTCGGTGAACGCGATGATCTCGGCGTGCGCGGCACGCTGAAAGATAGGGCGCTGCTGCGGGGACAGTTCGCGCGCGTAGGAGCCGATCTGCTGGGCCGAGGTGATCGTGTCCTTCTGCTTGCCCGGGTCGCGCATGTCACGCTGCAGCTTGGCGACCTGCTCCATGTCACTGCTGGCGATCGTCAGCGCCAACGGCTCCATGCGCAGCTTGACGAACTCCTCGGGGTTGTCCCGAGCCATGTCGTAGATGCGCGCGAGCTCGACCGGGTTGGTCCGCACCGGGCCGCCGCCACCGGCCGCCGCCTTCGCCCGGTCGCGCAGGTAGTCCTGCAGCTGCACACGCTCGCGGCCGTTCATCCGCAGCAGCGTCGCCTCGGGCACTGCCCGGCGCTGACCGACCAGCTGCCAGGCCTCGTCGCTGGCGGCCTGCTCGCGCTGCTGCTGCGCCGCCTTCTCGACGGCGACAATGTTGTTCATCTCGACGCGCGTCTTGGCCAGGCGGTCGGGGTCGTTGATCTTGGCCAGCGCCGCGGCGCGCTGGTCGGCCGGCAGCGCGTACAGGCGCGCCGCCTCGGTCTTGGCGAACTGGTTGTCGCTCTCGGCCTTGAGCACCTCCTCGACGCGCGCCTGCGCGGTGCCCGGGATCTCGCCCTTGTTCGCGTCGTAGTAGGCCCGCGCCTTGTCGGGCGCCGACTGCGCCAGCCGGGTGATGTAGCTCAGGTGCAGCGTGCCCAGCAGGCGCTGCTGCTCGGCCTGCACCATCTCGGTCGACCAGCCCTTGCGCGCGCCCTTCTCGGCGGCCAGCTGGCGCACGCGCGCCGCGGCGCCGGCGGTGTCGCCGGTGTCGATGCCGAACTCGATGGTGCTCTGTGCCGAGGCCTCGGCTTGGGTGTCTGCCCACTGCTCGCGCACGCTGGCCGCGTGCTGCGCGACCGAACCCATCGCGGCGGTGTGCTTGCGCGCCAGTGCTTGGGCCAGTCGCTGGCGCGCTGCCGGCGACAGGTTCTTGCCGTACGTCTCGCGAGTCTTCGACCACCACTCGGCGGCGCCTGCCTCGTACTCGCCGATGTTGGCGCCTTGGAACTGGCGCCGGGCCTTGGCGTCCCACTCCAGCCAGCCGGCCGTGATCTCGGTGTCGGCGGTGTCGGCCTCGGCCGCGGTGTCGCGCTCGAGCCGCTGGTCAGCGATCTGACCCAGCTGCCCCAGCGCGCGGCTCGCCGCCTGCAGCCCGCTGCTGACGTCGATCGACCCCTGCATCGGGGTGTTGAGCGCGCGGGTCTCGACCTGCGGGCCCTGCACAACAGGGACGCGGGCCATGCGTCAGGTCCACGCGCCGTGGCCGGCGCCGAGGTTGCTCTTGGGCTTGCTGAACGTCGACCACTTGTCCGCGACCTGGCCGCCGGTGGCCAGGATCGTGCTGAAGGCGGCGAGGTTGCCTTGGCGCGCGGCAGCGTCGCCCTGCGCGCGGGCGTTCTGCCCGCTGGCCCGGGCCGACCAGGCGTCGCGCTGCGCGTTGAACCGGGCGGTGTTCTGGTCGCCCTCGGCGAAGAAGTCGATCTGGTCCTGGATCTCGCCGGCGGTGCCGCCGGCCAGGTCGAGGCCACGCGCGGCCATGTTGGCGCGCGCCGAGCCCTTGGTCAGCGCGGCGCGCCGGTTGACCTCGGCCGCCTGCTCGTCGCCGCGGCGGATCGCGTCGGTGGCGGCGTACTCGGCCATGATCTGGTTGTTGCGGCCGACCTGCTTCTGGACCTGCCCCTGGTCGTAGGTGCCCTTGGCCGCCAGCAGGCTGGCGCCAGTGCCGGCGACAACAGCGATGGTCAACGGGTCACAAATTTTGGGTTCCTCCGCGCATCTCGAAGACGGTGAACGGTTCGCCCGTGGCCGGGTGCGTGAACTGCTGGCCGAGGGTGAACCCGACGTGCTGCAGCCACGCGACGGCGACCGTGTTGCGGCTGTGCACCAGGTTGATGAGGTGCGGGTACTCGGCCAGCATCTGGCGAATGTAGCCGCGCGTCAGGGCTGCAAGGGCACGGCGGGAGCGCGGCACCTCATCGGTGCCCAACAGCCACGGCGCGCCGCGGGGGTCCAGCGCGGTGCCCAGCGGCGCCACGCCGAAGATGGCCGCGGGCTGGCCCCGCACCTCGGCCACCCACACGCGCGTGCTGCGCGCGACGGACTCCTCCAGTGCCAGCAGCGGCTCGCGGCCGCCCGCGCGCACCTCGGCCACGTCCGCGGCGCGCATGTGCTCGGCGACGAAGGCGATGTCGCCGTCGCGCAGGGGGCGGATCTCAACCGCCGACCGCGACATCGAGCGCCATCGACAGCACGGTGAGCGGCACCGGCCTGGCTTGGCGCACGCACACCCCGCCGTCGGGGTTCCAGCTGGGGCCGATGCTGAACGCGAACTCGCCCGTGCGCAGGGCCGGCGGCGAGCCGTAGGGGTCGCTGACCTGACGAGCCGGGTAGTCCGTGAGCTTGTTGAAGTTCGGCCCGGCCTGCACGAGGCTGGACTGCGTCGCGCGCATCGCCACGCCGTTGACGTTCTTCGTCCTGCCCTGGCCTGCCGCCGGCGCGCCCTCGAAGGCCAGCGGCAGCGTGGTGAAGTCGGAGGCGTATGGCAGACCGACGTGAACGACGCTGGCCGCCTCGGGCAGCGTGATCGACCCACCCGTCACCACCTGCTCAGGGATGTCGGCGCCGTCGGCCAGGATCTGCACCGTCTTGCCCTCCAAGTGCCAGAGCCCGGTCAGGCTGGTCACGGGGGCGCCGCGGTATGTCAGACCGCTGTCGACGAAGAACGCATCGGCCTGCTCGACGAACACGGTGGTCTGCAGGCGCTCGATGTAGCGCACCGACCGACCGCCCACCGTGCGGCGCACCAGCACGTACAGCACGTCCTCGAACCCCTCGCTCACCACCGTGACCGACTCCACCGAGCCGTCGGTGGTGTGGCGGTGCCACGCATAGACCTGCTGCTCGGGCACGTAGGTCATACCCAGCAGAACGCCGTCGGATCGCACCGCCCAGAGGATCGGCACCGGCGCGCGGCTGTAGGTCATGTCGGCGACCGTGAACCCGTTGAACAGGTGCGGCGCCATGATCGACAGGTCGATCGACGAGTAGGCGTTCGTCTGCCAGTTGTAGGCCATCTCGCGCACGCGCGAGCCTTGGCTCTGGACGTACAGGATCGAGCCGTTGGTCAGCGCCGGCTGCACGTTGCTGGCGCCGCTGTAGCCCTGCGGCTTGATGCTCAGGCTGGTGGGCGTGATGTTCGGCGCGTTGTCCGAGTAGATGCGGAACTCGCCGCCCACGGTCATGGCGATGAGGTCGGCCAGCGGCAGCAGGTGGCGGATGGCGTTCTGCTGCCGGCTGGCGATGCGGAACTCCAGCGCGTCGTCGTCGCGCACCGGCGTGCTGCTGGTCAGGTTCGACTGCGTGCCGTTGCGCGTGGCGGTGATGGTCTGCGGGTCGTTGAGGGTGCCTGCGAACCAGCGACGTTGCTCGTGGTAGGTCACGGCCGTCGGGTAGTCGCCAGCGGCCGCGTTCAGCGCGTAGACCGCCTCGGGCGGCGCCTGCGTGGTGTCGGGGATGATGTTGTCGTCGCGCAGGTTCAGGCCGGTGGTGCTGCCGATGTAGCCCAGCACCCCGCCGCGCAGCTTGTAGACGGTGTAGCGCAGCGCGCCGGGCACCGAGATCCACGAGATGGTGTTGAAGTTGCCGGCCAGGTTCAGCGGGTTGACCACCGCAGCGGTCGTCGGCGAAGGCAGCGACTCCACGCCGTCGGCGCCGGTCACGGTGTAGGCGTAGAAGTTGTCCACGCCAGCGCCCGAGGTGGGCGTGGTCGGGATGACCGCCGGCGCGCTCACGGGCCCGGGCGGCGCAGCGAAGCTGATGGTCGTCAGCGTCCAGTTTGTCGCACCGACCCGACGCAGTTCGCGCGCGGCGTAGCCCGGGTGTGTGATCGTGAAGATGTCGTTGTCCTGCGCGAAGTGCAGGTCGAACAGGTCGGCTTCGACGTAGGGCGTGGCGATGGTGTAGACCCGGGCGGCGTTCGCACCCGAGGCCGTGGTCGGGTTGCCCCAGCGGTCGGCTGTCGTGAAGGTGTCGGCGTCGACCACCGTGATGCGGTGAAAGCGCGTGCCGATGAACACGTCGTCGCCGGTGCTGTAGCCGTGCGCGCTGGCCGTGTTGACCGTCGACCCGGCGATCGACGCGATGGCGACGTTGCTCTCCAGCAGCGTCTGCCCGCCGATGTGGAAGCGTGCGTAGAGGTGGCCGAACTCGAGCACCACGGTCTGCGTGGCGCTGAAGGCGAACGGCAGCAGGCGCACGCGCCGCGTGCTGTCGCGCGCCTCGGTGATGAACCGCAGCCCGGGCCGGCGCGTGACCGGGCCGTGCGGCAGGACCACGAAGTTCAGGCACAGTGCCAGGCCGGTCTGGTACTTCGTCAGGTCCAGGCGCCCGTAGAGCTCGGGCGTGATCTCCCCGCCGGCGAAGCTGCGATGCAGGGTCTTCGTGCTCATGCCCGCACGCGGATGTGGTTCGGGACGTGCTCGGCCGGCTCGTCGGCGTGGTTGGCCGCCGACGCGGCGGCGGCCGACGCCATGCGGTAGCCCTGCTGCTTCCAGTCGGTGCCGACGCGGGCGCCCTCGCTGCCCTTGATGATCGGCCCGGCCAAGTAGCCGGTCAGCAGCGCGGCCACGGCGTCCGCGAACATCGGCGTCCACTTCGTCGTGTCGGTCTCGTCGCGGATGTAGATGAGCACCGCGTCGGGCTCGTTCGTGCGGATGACGCCGCCTTCGGTTTCGAAGTGCACAGTGCCGGCCTCCTCCAGCGGGAGGTTGCTGAAGATCGGCAGGTTGTTCTGGTCGTCGCGCACGAGCAGCGCGGCCAGCTGCGTCTTCTGCAGGATGCGCAGCGGCTTGATGCAGTCGCTGGGCTTCGCGTAGGCGTAGAGCCACTCGTCGCTCTGGTTCGCCACCGCGGCCAGCGTGGCGCGCGTCTTGGCGAACGCGGGCTTGGCGGCCTCCAGGCAGAGGGTGCGCGCGATGGGGTAGAACGTCGCGCAGTAGCCCGCCTCGACGCTGCCGTCAGGCGGGTCGATCGCCGACACCAGGTTGTCGGCGCCGAGGTTGCTCAGGGCGATGTTGCAGATCTCGACCGGGCTGGGCATCGTGCTCCCCTTGGAAGAAGGGCCGCGCGAGGCGGCCCTTCAGGTGGCGGCTGGTGCCGTCAGGCGACCGAGGTGTCGGCCGGCTCCTTGTCGGGGCCCTTCGGCTTCTCGAGCTTGACGAACCACTTGCCCTTGGTGTGACCCTCGCGGAGGTCGAAGACTTCGCCCTCCTCGATGACCTTGTAGTTGCCCGCCTCGCTCACGGGGTAGTAGCCCCGCGCCAGCGCCTTGGCCTTGCCGACGACCTTGCTCATCGTGCGCCTCCCGTCACTTCACCGAGGGCACGGTGGTGGCGATCGCCGGGGCCAACTGGATGTCCTTCGTCAGGAAGGTCGTCACCGTGCCGCCCGTGGTCGTCGCGCCGGCCACGCGGTACACCACGCGGAAGAAGCGCTCCAGGCCGATCGGCAGGCGCGTCCGCACCTGCACGCTGTTGGCCGTCAGCGCGGCCAGCGCCAGCGCCGGGGTGAGCGGGAACTCGCGCACCGACGAGAAGCCGACGTTGTCGTCCGTCTGCAGGACGAACTGGACCGTGGCCGCGCCGCCCGAGGTCACGGCGGCGTTGACCTGCGAGACGAGGTAGAGCTCCTCGCCGATGCCGACATCGGCGTTGGCGCCGGTGTCGTACACGTCGGTGGAGACGATGTCGCCCACGGTGGCCGCCACGCTCTGCGCGCGGCTCAGGGACATTTGGGTGTCGAGGATCATGTTGCTGCTCCTTGTGCGGTGTTCAGCGTCAGACGACGCGGGCCTCGTTCTCGAGCAGCGCGTCGACGGTGCGGACGGGGATGCCGAAGAACGTCATCTCACCTTCCACCGAGGCGATGCCGGGGCGGCCAAACTGGCCGGCGGCCTGCTGGATGCCCATGACGCTGGACGACTTCTCCAGCGACATGATCTGCAGGTAGGCCTTGACCTTGCGCGAGCAGTAGAACACCGGGGTGCCCTTGCCCATGAACGGGATCTGGTTCATAGCCAGCATCATCTGGCGCACGATCCAGGTGGCCGCGGTCAGCGACTGCGTGCCGGTGATGCCGATGAGGTCGCTGATGTCGACGTTGGCGATGCGCACCGCGTAGCGCCAGTCGCGCAGCGACAGACCGCACTTCCACTTCCAGATGTCCGCCATCGCGCGGTAGCGGTTGTTGCTGCCGTCGAAGGCGTCGATCTCGCCGAGATCCTTGTGCTCGATGCCGGCCTTCGACCCCTTCGGGAAAATGCCGTGCACCGTGTCGGCGCCCCAGCACACCAGCCACACCGAGGTGTTGTCCGAACCGCTGCCACCGGCGTCCATGATGTTGCGGCCACTGGGCGCCGCCAGGCTGGAGTAGCGCGGGGCCAAGCCGAACGGGCGCTCGGCGTTGATCGCGGTGTCGTTGTAGAGCATCGCGGTGATCATCTGCTGGTTCATCGCCTCCAAGAAGGCCGAGGCCTCCTGCAGGCGGAACGCGGCGCCGTTGCCGTTGAGGGCCAGCAGGTCCACGTCCACCTCGCTGCGCGCCTCGAGCATGCCGCAGGCGTCATCGACCTGCGCGCGGGTCGACTTGCTGGGCGGCACGCCACCGTACAGCTGCCGCCACACGACGGTCGGCAGGCCGGTGCGCACCGTGGTGCGGTGGCCGGTCGTCAGGTTGCCCTCAATCCAGGGCATGTCTGCCAGCAGGGCGTTGGTCTGGTTCAGGAGCTCGACGACGGTGGCGGTCTTGCCGTCCGGGTCGAGCGACTTGGCGAAATCGAGCAGGGTGACCGCGCCAGCGCGGGTCGGGAGGGTTGCCATGGTTCAGTTCCTTGTCAGGGGTTGTTGCCGTAGAGGACGGAAGCGGGGTCTTTCTTCGTGGGCTCGCTGCTGTCGCGGCCGGCCACGAACTTGTCCTCGCTGATCGCCTTGCTGACCTTCACCATGAACCTCACCAGGGCCGGGTGGTTGCCCATGCCGGTGCTGTTCAGCAGGCTCTTGGTCTCGTCGTCGCCGAAGGTCTCGACCACCTTGCGCGCCGCGGCCAACGTCTCGGGCTTGCCGAGCTCGGGGTCGCGCTGCACCTGGTTCGCCCAGTCCTCGACCTGCTTCGCGAACGCCTCGGCTCGGGCCTGCTCTCGCTTGACGGCGAGATCGACGACCTTCTGCGCGGCGTCCTTGGAGAGGTTGAGCTCCTTGGCGATCGCCTTGAACTCGTCGGTCGATGCCGCGTCGAGCTCCACACCTTCGGGCGCCTTGAAGTCGTAGACGACCTCCTCGGTCTTCTGCGACTCCGCGGGCTTGTCGCCTTCCGGCGGCTTGCTCGCGTCGACTTGCCCTTCACCTGCCGGCTTCTGGCCAGCGTCTTCGTTCTGCGTTCCCCCGGCTTCGCTGGTGACTGCGCCGGCTTCCTGCGTCTGTTCGCTCATCGCGTGTATTCCTTCAGCATCTTCAAGTAGGCGTCGGGAGTGATCTCCAGCAGTTCACCCGTCAGGAAGTAGCCGAGGTGCTTGCGGCCTTCGTTGAAGGCCATCGTCGAGCCACTGGAATGGAACGACGTGCGAAACACCCCGGTCTCCCCAAGCAGGCGCGCCACAATGCGTCGCCCTGAAGCGTGGGCCATCAGCCACTTGATGTCCTCCTTCTCCTGTTCGCGTTCGGCGCGGGCACGAGCCTCTCGGGTCTGTGCGTCGCGCTCTTGTGCTTCCAGGTCGGTCGGGTCATCCATGACTGTGCGCGGGCACTGTAAGGCGCGGTGCGCGCACCACGGGCACGATCAAAGAGAGAGGCCCATGCGAATGGCGATGCGAGTGCCGGGGCGGCCAGCAACGACCAAGCCGTCGCGGGCCACGAGCGCGGTGCCGAAGGCCTCGGCGCTGGCGATGCCGCCCGGCACGGCGATGGCCAGCCGCGGCGACAGGCTGGCGATGCCAAAGGCGGCGGCGCTGCCGATGCCGCCCGCGTTGGTGATGGTGGCGGCGCCGGCCGTGGTGGCGGTGACGGTCGGAACACCGAAGGCCGCGGTGCTGGCGAGCGCGCCAGCATCGGTGATGCTGCGCACGCTGCCCGTGGAAAGCGTGGGCGTCCCGAACGCTGCGGTGGAACCGATGCCGCCGACTGCGGTGATTGCGGCGCGCGTGTTGACGACAGCTGTGCCGAAAGCTGCCGTCGAGGCAATGCCGGGCGCGCCAATGGCCCAGGCCCCGCCGCCCACCTCGCCGCCACCCGCGCCGGGGTTTGTCGTGCCAGTGTTGAGCGCGAAGGCAACGTCAGCGCCGTTGCTCGACAACTGGATCGTGTACTCGGTGTTCGTGATCAGGTCGGCGACCGTGACCGGCGAGCCCGTGAGGCTCACCCACGCACCCGCCGAGCCGCCAACCGGGAACACGCGGTAATGCGTGGCCGGGCCGCTGTAGCTGAAGGTGATGCTCGTGGCCGTGGACGAAACAGCCGTGATGGCCGGCGGTGGGCCTGCCAGCGGCACGTACACCCGTTTGCGCGCGTAGAAGTCGAACGGCCGGCGCTCACGAGCCAGGGCCA